GCAAGTCGAGCCATTTGAGCAGCGTTAGCAGCTTGTCCTGATGGCATCGCTGTAGACATACTTTGATGCAAAGCCGCTCTACCAGTAAAAGGAGAAAGACCTGCTATCCCTGCATAGAATTTATCCCATGCACTTAGTTTAGTTCTTGCTCTAGGTATTGGAATCTTTGGAATTTTTTTTGCCATTATACAATACTCGCTAGGCCTTGATCTTCTGAATCTGGAGCCATTGATGTTCCGCCCATAAGACTCATGATGTCTGCTTCGCTTACACCCGTAATAGATATAATGGTTGGTATATCCATCTCTCTTTCTAACATGTCAAGAACCATGGCTTTTTGTTCCTCGGTGATGCCCTCTTCTACCTGTTCGCCAAAAGGAATGTTTTGATCCTGCATAATTTCACGTATGTCTTCAGCTGGTTCTTCAGGGTCAACACTTTCTCCCCATCTATATCCAATCCTTCCGCCTTGAGCAAAAGGAGTTCCGGCCACATCTCCACCTGTGGGGGACTGTCCTTTCCCTCCACCAGGTTCATTGAGTCCGGTATTAGGTCTATCCCCACTTCCATAGGTTTGAATATTTTGTCGTACTTGACCTGCTGGACTGGCTTTGTCAATTAAAGCTGCATCACTTTGAATATTTTGTCGTTGCATCCGTAGAGGTTTATAATAACGAAGTTTTTTCATTTGAAGAGTATTAGTTAAACCTCTTCTTTTTTGATCAGCTACAATTCCTTCTAATTTATCAGCTTCGTCTACTACGAAGTCTGCATAATTACCAAATGCAGATCTTACATTAACTCCAAAAGGATCTTGATTACCTTGGTTGGTGTTAGGATCGCTATAGCCCATTTGAGATTGAATAAAGGCCTGGTCTCCTCGGGGCATATCATAGTATTTATCAGGCAACGCCCTACTTATCATCGCACCAATTCCAAATGGAATTCCCTCCATTGCTCTTACATCTTTTTCGCCACTTGCTAGCATATCTTGTGCGGATCGTTGTTGAGGTAGAAAGTTTCCTAGCAACTGTGAAATTTTATTTGGATCTTGTAATCTTTTTTGTCTTGCCTCAATGGTCGTTTGAAAATCAGAAATATTTGGTCCTACGGGAATATTACCTCCACCTTCTCCTTGAGGGGGCCAGATATAAGGATTCGCTGCTTGTGTACCAGTAATTCCTGTTGAAGCATTAGCAATGCTTGGTGGAAGGGTGCCTCCGAGAGGAGCATAATTTAATCGATATTGTTCTTGAGGAATAAATTTATCCCCGCTTTGGTAGATAGCTTGGTCTGCTTGACTATAAAAAGGTGCTGCCATTATCTTCTCCCATCTGGTTGTATGTCCAGTCTAAATGTTCCGAGCTTCCAGTTCTGAGCCTGATAGGACCCATCACTGGTGCCGATGTTTTCTATTTTCAATGCAATGGCTCTTGCCCTTGCGCGCGTGTCAACTTTATCAGTGGCGCTGGTAATTGTAAAGGGTCCGAGTGAAGAACTTGCGGCGCTGCTGTTCGGATAATTTCTTAAAAATAAAGTAATCTTGGTGTCGCCGGTCTGGGTAATGAAATCCGGTAAAAATCTTCTAATCTTCATAATATATTCTCCATCGCCTCGGAGATCTGGCGATCCTAAAAATTGTCCTTGTGCTGATCTCTTCTGGGTAATATCAAAGTCTCCTGATAGAACGCTGGCTGTGATCGCAGTGATCACTCCTCCGGCGTCCACTTGATCGGTCCCTGTTTCGTGTTCATAATAGATCGTGATCCCGTCGGTATTGCCCACGACATCATAGGAAGCGTCATCTGAGTTACTATAATAACAGGCATGGGGTTTATCAAAAACAGAGGAATCTGACCAGGCAGTTCGTGCCAGGGTTCCGGTATACCATATCGGCTTTTTAAGCATCACTGATTCTAAATAATTATAAGTGACTACCCGATCCACCACATCAGAACCTGAACTGCAATAATACCAGCTCACTTCTCCAAAGAGATTATTGAGTCCGGCGTTAATGAGATCTCGGGGTGTCGAGTTTAAGCCCTCAAAAACATGGTCTTCTACCAAGCATGGCATCGATTGAAGCTGGCCTGAGTATTGAAAGAAACCATTTTCCGACATCCAGAAAGCGGTACCATCCACTTCCATGCAGGCATTCTTGCCGATGAGTCCACAGTTGGTTCCCGCGTGTTCAAAAGAAAAGGTAAACGGCTGGCCGACAAAACGCATCAAGAAGATGGCCGCATCCGTCCAGATATACATCGTGTCCCGACCTCGAATGGCTCCGATAATCTTAGAGCCCTGGGCCAGTCTTTGTGTACCTGCGGTATTGGTGGCTGAAGGCGTATAGTCGCTTAAACTTTCCTGATCAGACCATCTAATAAACATGTCGTCTTGTGTAGTTGAATCACCAATCGTTGTTTCGGTTCCAAGAAAAATTAAGTGACGATCAACGGGTGACACTAGCATGTGTCGAGAAGCGGTTGGCGCTCCACTAATAATGGTAGCACGATTTTCCGTAGGATTACCGGCTGCTGCATCCCATTCAAAACATTGAGCATTATAAATGAGGGCAATCAGTTTAGTTCCATAGTTATCCAGAACCCATAAACCCGGCTCAATGGTAAAGTCAGCTGAAGAAGCTTCGCCCCAGGCAACATAATCTGAAATATTGGTTACCGTCGCTGCTGCACTATGAAGAGCTTTAGTGGTTCCGTTCGCTCCTCGTGGACCCCCGCTTAAAGTATTAGTTGCATTATCATTGGCCGTAAAGCCAATGTCCTCGGTTCCAATTCTAATTTCACCTGAAGTTGGAAAAGCTGAAGAATCTGCTAAAACCACATCCGTTGTAGTGGTATCAGTTAAAGCGGTCGCTAAAGTTGTTGTCGCAGCTCCGGAAGCTGCTCCTGACCAGTTTCCTGTTCCAAAACCGTAACCCCCCAATTGTTGAGCCGGTCCTACACTGTAATAAGTTTGAGCTCGTGCACTTCCAACATTAGATGTGGTGCCGGTTGTTTCATTGGAAGCCATCGTCACCGTAATCGTCAGTGCAGTAGGAACCGAAGTAGCCATAAATTTTTTATCTTCAAAATCCGAAGTCGCAAAACTAGACCCGGTAAGAGTGGTGACCGTGTCTAAGTAAACAATATCATCTTCACTCATTCCGTGAGGAGAAGGAAAAGTTATGGTAATGGTAGCGCTTGCATCTGTTGTAGAAAAATCACATCCGGTAATCGTGTTATTGATGGGGTGAATGTCGTAATATTGTCCGCCTGAATAGATGTATAAAATTCGGTTAGTACCAATCGCAGCATATTTAACACCTGCATTGTCATCAAAATGGTGAAGGGCTCGACCCGCTCCAGTAAGTTTATGCTCGCCTAATTGATCCCAGCCCCCTATTTTTTCAGGGGTTCCGTATCGAAAGCGAACAAAGTCTCCTCCCGTCCACTGCCCTTCGGCACCGGTGGGAGTCACTTGTTTGTTGAATCCTGGTAAAAAGCTTACTTTTTGTAGCATAGAAAATCCGTTTTAGGACAAATTATACTAGATCTTACTGAGAATCAACTACTTAGGAACCCCTAACAATGGTCGTTTATCAAAAAGATTTGTTTTAGCAAACGGACCATTGGCATGATTGTAATGCAGAAAGGCCTGAGAACAAACGTTGCCTTGAAAAGGTTCTCGCCAATGCTCGAGGTCGCAGCCTGAATAAATGAGCATGTCTCCCACTTTTAAATCTACGCGCACTCCTGCCGGAGCTCCGGGTTTAATGGTTTGTTTAAATTCATCCAGCACAAAGTCGGCTCCTGATGGATCTAGAAAAATAGGCCACTCGTCCCCTCCTAGATATAGTGTCGTAGAGATCTCACAACTCGGTCGATCTTTATGGCGTCTTAAAATATTTCCTTTTTCATAGAGTCGGGTGTACGAATATGTGGGAACCAGATCCATTCCTGTTTTCGCTTTCATAATGGGTCGCATATACTGAAGTAAGGTTTCCATAACCCAATCTGCATATTTAGAATAGGCTCCGGGTATTTGTTGATCTGTTCGATTCCCTATGAAAGGATTAGCGGGATTCACTTTATTATGCTTCAGCATAAAATCCACAGCGTCTCGCTGCAGCATCATATAATTAAAGATAAAGTTAGCGAGCTCCTTGGAAAGCGCCCCTTTAATGACTTGATATTTTTTTGTTTTAAAACTCATTTATCCACCTGGATAAAATTAAAAGAAACCGACACGCGCCAACCCTTCTCTCCTTTTTCTTTGGATTCATTTACTTCTACACCATGCGGCAGCCATGCGGGAAACATAATCATTTGTCCTTCGATCGCAGGATAAATAACTACTCGCCACAAGGCTCGGGGTATTCCTTTAAGTCGGCGAGGCAAAAGATGATTGGGTCCTGGCCTTGGGTCTTCGACAAACAACCTTCCTGAATTCTTGGGAACTTTTATATAATAGACACCAGACCATTGAGAATTAGGATGGATATGCTGCTTGTTATAGGCACCTGGATAATTAATATTGGCCCACATGTTGCCTAATCCTGGTTTAGGTTCCATACCGTAGTCTTTAAAAATTTCATATTGCATTGCGAAGAGTTCATCAGCCAAAGGTTTATACTCTTTTTTAAAATTCATGTTGGTGGGACTATGCCATCCTCCACCCGCATTTGTTTTTGTTTCGCTCTTATCTTTTTTACTCCAGGCTTTAATGAGGGGATATAAATATTTATTTAATTTCTGAGGATCCTTCACCATCTTAAAATAGACAGGAGTGGGAAACAGAATTTCTCGGTTCATTTAAAAGGAGGTCCTCCAAACCACATGACCAGGGATCGCCTGATCCCTTTCTTGACTTTAGCCACACGGTGACGAAGTAGACTACAAAAATAAATTGCTTGTCCCTGTAAAAGTTGA